AGAGGCGCGGTTTCCGGCAAATTTTCCGACCCCCAGGGCCAACAGCAGCACGCCAGCCAAGCCCCGCAGCGCCAAACGACTGAGGGCGCCGAGGGCGCCGATGATGGGATGCGAACTTTGTGGCAGAGGTCAGCCGCCTGAATGAGGCCTATAGCTGGAACATTACGCGCATCGCTGATGCGTTCGGGTTCCATCGCGATACGGTGCGAAAGCGGCTGCGGGATGCGGGCATTGTCCCGGATGGAACGCGCAATGGGGCGCCGCTCTATCCTCTGAAAAATGTCGGGCCTGCTCTGTTCGCCGAGGCCATCCAGCCGCTTGGCGATGATCTTGATCCGCAGCGATTGCCGCCCGTTGAGCGCAAAGCGTGGTTTCAGTCCGAGAACGAGCGGGTAAAGCTCGAAAAGGAGCTCGGCAATTTGTTGGCCGCGGAAGATGCGCACCGAAACATGAGCGCCATTGTGAAGGCGGCGGTCGCCACGCTCGACGGACTGCCAGACATATTGGAACGCGACGTTGGGTTGCCGCCCGAAGCGGTTCAGCGGGTGCAGGAGTTGGTGGACGCGCTGCGAGAACAAATGTACCTGGCGATCATCGGCGACGATGGGGACTGACTACACGCGACACCTGGCGAGCGGTGCCCAGATCCGGCGCGATGTCGCCGAACTCGTGAGGGCGCCGCGGCGGATACGGGTAAGCGAGGCCGCTGCCAGGAGCCTGATGGTGGTGGATGGTGCCGGCCGGGCCAGCCCCTGGTCACCGGACGTGGCGCCCTACATGATCGAGCCAATGGACTGCCTGTCCAGCCGGTTGTATGACGCGGTGGTGTTTATCGGCCCGGCACGCTCCGGGAAGACGATGGGGCTGCTGGAAGGGTGGGTCGCCCATATAATCACCTGCGACCCAGGCGATATGCTGATCGTCCAGATCAGCGAAGAAAAGGCGCGGGAATACTCCAAGAAGCGGGTCGATCGGGCCCTGCAAAGCAGCCCGGATTTGCGCGCGAAACTATCGCGGCGCGGGCACGATAACAACGTCCACGACAAAACATTCCGAGCTGGAAATTACCTGGGTATCAAGTGGCCGTCCAAGAACGTGTTGGCTTCGTCCGACTATCGGTACGTCGCATTCACCGATTACGACCGCCTGCCTGAGAACATCGACGGCGAGGGCGACGGCTTTACCATGGGGTCCAAGCGAACCCAGACGTTCGGCTCCAGCGGAATGACCCTGGTCGAATGCTCGCCTGGTCGGGAGATCACGGACCCCGATTGGAGGCAACCGGACGATCAGCCGCATATGGCTCCGCCGACGACTGGCGGCCTGTCTATCTACAACCAGGGCGACAGGCGCCGGCTCTATTGGCCGTGCGATTCATGTGGCGGCTGGTATCAGCCAACTATGGAAAACTGGCACCAAGAAAGCGCCGCTCCGTTTTGCCCGCACTGTGGGGTCCAGCCGGAGCCAGGCGATAAGCGCCGACTAAATATCGGAGGCCGATGGATTCCAGAGGGATGCTGGATCGCCGAGGATGGCGAGCTACAGGGGCAGCGCCGAGACACGCGGATCGCATCGTTCTGGATGGAGGGCCCGGCTGCGGCCTATCAGACATGGCGGAGCTTGGCGGCCAAGCTGGCGGCAGCCGAAGAGACGTTCGCGCAGACCGCCAGCCAGGAAACGCTCAAAACGGTCATAAATACCGATTGGGCTCGTCCGTATTTGCACCGACGCGGAGAGAATCGGCGCAGCGGTGAACGCCTGATGGATCGGGCCGACACTGCAGCAAAGCGGCGCGTTCCCGCTGGCGTGCGGTTCCTGACGGTCGCGGTGGACGTTCAGGGCGGAAAGAACCGCCGCTTCGTTATCCAGGTTCATGGGTGGGGCGCGCACGGAGAGCAATGGGTTATCGACCGATTCAATATCCGCGATGACCGCGGGCCCAATAACGATCAGGAACCGCGCCAGATCGACCCGGGCACCCGGCCGGAAGACTGGGACATCCTGACCCGGGATGTCCTCGGCCGCAGCTACCGCCTGGACGATGACAGCGGCCGGCGCATGCAGATCGCGCTAATGGTGGCGGACTCCGGAGGCGAGGAAGGCGTCACGCCAAACGCCTATGCGTGGTATCGCCGATTACGGCGCCAAGGCCTGCATAAGCGCGTCCTGCTCATCAAGGGGGCGGACGGCAAACAGACTGCCCGGATCAGGAAGACGTATCCGGACAATACCGGCCGCAAGGATCGCCATTCCGGGGCGAGCGGGGATGTTCCCATTTACCGATTGGCGACCGATGCCCTAAAAGACACCGTGGCGGCCATGCTCGATCGACCTGAGCCCGGGCCGAACTACCTGCACATTCCAGACTGGCTGCCGCGTTGGTGGTACGACGAACTGACCTATGAGGTCCGGGACGACAATGGCCATTGGTCCAAGCCGGGCGGAAGGCCGAACGAAGCCTGGGACCTGTGCATCTACAACCTCGCCGCGTGGCTACACCTCGGCGGCGAACGCCTGAACTGGGACGCGCCGAAGCCCTGGGCCAGGGAGTGGGGCAAGAACCCGCTGGTTCTAAGCGCTGACGCGGCGAAAGCCGTGCGCGAGAGCAATGCGACAGAACGCCGGGTTCCGAACCGGAGAAAGCGCCGGGCGACCCGGAGCAACTACCTGAACAGGTGAGCCATGGCCTACACCCAAAGCGACATTGACCGGATTGATGCAGCGATCGCAAAAGGCGTTAGCAGCGTCACCCTTGAGAGCGGCGAACGTATCGACTACCGGTCTGTTTCCGCTCTGATCCGGGCTCGCGACCACATCGCCAGTCGCCTATCCAAGCGCCGCCCGCGGGCCTATGGCGTCTACACCACCAAGGGCGTGTAAATGAGCCGATCCGCATACATCGGGCAAAACGGCCAGCCGTTCGTCTCGGCTGCTGGTGCGCCGCTGAAACGTGTCGGCCAATCTATGCCGGCGCCCTATGAGGCCGGCGGCCAAGGCCGGCGGATGCGCGGATGGTTCGCACCTGGCGGCGGCCCGACGGGTATCGCTGTCGGAAATGCGGGATCACTGCGCAACCGGTCCCGGGCGCAATACCGGAATGACCCCTATGCGAAAGCGGGGATCAATCGGCTGGTGAGCAACATCGTTGGCACCGGGATCAAGCCGCGATCAATGGCGCAGTCGAAAGAGTTCCAGTCGGCAGCGCAAACGCTGTGGGCTAAATGGGCGCCGGAGAGCGACCCCGAAGGGCAATTGAGCATTTACGGGCAACAGATGCAGGCGGTGAATACCTGGCTGCAGGGCGCCGAATGCTTTATCCGTATCCGCCCACGCCGCCCAAGCGACGGGCTCACGGTGCCGATGCAGGTGCAGGTGATGGAGCCGGAAATGTGCCCGGTCAACCACAACGGGCGCTATGGCGGAAACCGCATTCGCGCGGGGATCGAGTTCGACCCCATCGGCCGTCGCGCGGCCTATTGGTTCTATCGCAGCCACCCCGGCGAGGTGAGCTGGCATGGGTTGGATACGACAAAGCTCAGCCGCGTTCCGGCCTCCGAGGTCATCCACCTGTATGACCCCATCCGCCCAGGGCAGATTCGCGGCGTGGTGCAGATGGCACCGGTGCTGCTGCGCATGCACGGAGTTGACAAATTTGACGATGCCACACTGCTGCGGCAGCAGATCGCCAACCTGTTCGCCGCGTTCGTCACGCGTCGGGCTGATGCCGATGTAGTTGACCCGGAAGACCCGATCACCGGGCAGCCGGTGGAAAGCCCTGATGCGGCCGTGTCCGACTTGGCCCTTGAACCTGGGCTGATCAACGAGCTTGGCGAAGAGGAGGACATCAAGTTCAGCTCTCCACCGGGCGTCGATAGCACCTATTCCGATTTCCTGCGACAGCAACTGCTCGCGGTGGCGGCCGGGATGGAGGTGCCTTATGAGGTGTTGACCGGCGATTTCAGCCAGATCAACGACCGCACCGCCCGCGTATTGCTGAACGAATTCCGCCGCCGGGTGCAGCAGATGCAGCAGCATATTGTTATCCATCAGCTCTGCCGCCGGATTTGGGATGCGTGGCTGCCGCGTGCAATCGTCAGCGGGGCTCTGGATGCGCCGGGGTATGCCGCAGCCCCGAGCGACTACGAAGCTGTGAAGTGG